GCTTTTTATATTTAAAAAAAAACAATCATGGCGTTTGACATGGGGTTGGAGATGGAGATGGAGATGATGGACTTTAACGACAAGAACATATTCCGTTATAAATTAACGGAACCTGCTACAGAAGCGTTGTTTCGGTTCGCTAAGATTCATCAATACGATGCATTGGATGATTTTAAAGAAGCCTGGAACAAATGGAGAGAAAATCAAATAGAACTGGTGGAAATGGAGACCAGGCGTCTCCGCAACCTGGGATATTGTGGAGACGTAGACGAGAAAATGTTTAAAAGTGCACGGTACTACTTCAGAAAGAAGAGCACAGAGACGAAAGAACCGTCTCAACGCAGAGCGTACGTCAGTTGCCCCAAAAACTTGCTTAATGCGATGGACACGCACATCCAAGACGGCATATCCAATGTATTCAAACCGTCCGATGGATTCGACGACTTTTGCGGGAAAAATGCGGACCTAGTCAATGCAGAGGTGGCTGTGCTTCTGGAAAGCGGATTCACGGATACCAATGCCATCAAGCATAAAATCAAAAAAACATACAAGAACAGATACTTTCGATTGACAAACCGACAGTAAATGGGTGGAGGGAACATTTGAAGAAACTTGGGCTCTTGGCTTCATAAAAATTTATTACTAGAGGAAATTAAGAAATAAAGATAATTTACGCATGATTTTATGAATTCTGTGCATATAAATATAAATACTTTGAATATTGACAAACATTTTTTCCTTCGTCACGCTCTTCTTGCGAATAAGAGTTGCCCTCGTACCAAAATGGTCCGTTATTCCCTGTTAGCTGTCAATGAGGCCACTATTTGCCACCTTATACGCAAAATACCCAATTATGCCAGTTTTTTCTCTCTTCTGAGTTGTTACAAACCCCTTCGGATTGCGGAAATAAGCGATGATGGGGTCCAAACCATGCCATGGGGCGAAGAAAACAGGTACTTCATGTTCAGCTATAATGATGTTGTTTACAAGGATTTCAGTGCATTTCTGTATGGTTCGACCAATATCCGTAAACTGGTATCCGATTGTATTTTCACGTTTCAGCATCTTTTGCAAGCTCTTTGCCTGTTGGACCGGCGCAACATTACCTTTTTTTGCATATCTCCTCAAAATATCGTCTTTCTAGAAGGATACCGAGAGAAACCCGTACTCATCCAGTTTCACGGTTGTGTGAACCGAAAAAAGCTTACGACTGCCTATATCTCTCCACTTCTTGAGGATTTGGACAGTTTTACGTACTTACCACTCGAAGTGCATTTCTTATATGCGCTGCTAAAACAGGGCGATAGCCTGCTTTCGGTCTCTTCTCTCCACAAATTTTGTGAAACATTCGTAGAAACCATACCTTTTATGCAGTTATTCTCTGAACGATACAGGACTCTATACTTGGAGCAATGTATTCAATTCTTGAAAAAGTACATAGAACTTCCACAAAATCAGATTATTGAAGACATCCTAGAGAGAAATGGGTCGTGGGATGTTTATAGCATCAGTGTACTCTATTTACATATTTTTGGCTGCATGAACCGCGTTTTCTCTCTAAAAGGAACTTTTATAAGTAAAATAACAATGGAACTGGCAAAAAACATGCATCCGAATCCAGAGAAACGCAGTACATTGCCAGACATTGTTCGCACCTTGGACACGTTGCTGGAGCAACAGGATGGATGGGCGTTTATAAAAAATATGGATAACAACAAATTATCCAAATTATTTGAGGAATTGGCCAAATAAATATATAAACGACTTCGCAAGTAAGTAGATAGAAGGGCTAGAAAGAGGAGGAGAGGAGAAAGCATTTATTTGCGACCTCTTGTCTTACGACCACGATGACAGCTGCGACTGCGGACCGTTTTGCCACCATGTTGGTGGTGGGTTTTCTTAGGATGCTTTCTACTCGCACGTTTCAGTGCTTGTTTGAATTTGTGCGATGCGTCGTTTTGGACACCATCTTCATAAATTTTCTGTACTAGTATTTGCAATTCAGTGCGTGGTTTCTTTCCCATTTTCTCTCTTTGTACACTATACCAACATTTTAAAAAAAAGGAAAAACAAAGAGGGAGGAGTTTGTTAGGCAACCTAAATATCATATCCAATATCCAGTTCCAACGTGAAACTGTAATCCATATTGTTCAAATCAATGACATCACCATATTGATCGACAATTTGGATTTTCAGACGCTGGATTCTCACGGGCCCAAAATATTCTCGTTTTCTCTCTATCAAGTCATTCCCGGTAGTGAAATTAATGCTGTATTCTTGCTGGGCAGTGATGGGCAAGACACCCAAGATATTGTCTCCAATGATGCTTTTTGAATACATCCCAAATACATTTTGCGCTTGAGAATTGTTGTAGTCATTCAACACGAAATACACGTAGTTTGGATACAACCCAATGAAAATGGCTTCGGTGGTGTAGGTATTGGTCCCACTGTACGTGCCTTGCCGAAACCCAACCAGCCATCCGAATTGTTTGTACACCTCATTCAGCTCAACGCATGGTTGCTCTCGTTGGCCCTCTGTCGTGTTTATGCTTCCGCATTTCCCCGGCAAGGAGGGTATGGTTCCATTGAAGATAAGTGTGAAGTCAGAAAACGAATTGGAGATGGTGATTTTGTTGGAATTGGGGTTATACGAGACCAAGAATCGTGGCGGAGAAATGCCCAACTGCGCATTGATTTGGGTTTGCAGAAAGGTGGTAAAGGAGGCAATGTCAGTGTAATTACCGTCAGGAATCACTATGGTACCCGACACTGCCGTGGCGTCTTCCATCACAGAAAAGGTGTTGTTGCCACTATAAGCTGATACATTGTAGATGACATTGGGCAACTGCACCGACGAGAGTCGAAGGGAGAGAACATTCTTAAAATAATAAGGTAACACAATGGTGAAGTCTGTGGACGTGGTGTCGTAGTAGTTCTCTCGGAAGAGAGTATTCAAGATGATGGTTTGGGCAATGGCTTTGCGTTTGAGGCCATTCAAGTAGCTTCGTGCAATCAACGTCGGATACGATTCCATGGGCTGAAATCGTTTGTGCGGGTCCACCACATTGTTCAGCGAAGTGGTCTCTGTGGTCATCACGTACTTGCCTCCCCCTGTGAGCTTGGTTTGATTGACCAGGTGGCCTTCGTCTTGCGCAATGACCAATTTGTTGTAGTCCTCGATGAATCCGTCTTCGCCTTCGGCCATAGCCTTGATATGTTGGACGAGTTTGTCTTCTGCTTCTTGAATGAAACGGGCTAGACGGGTCTTGTGTCGGGTGTCATATTCGGGACTTTCTACGATGATGGCGCGTAAGGCACTGCATTTGGTGCGCAGTTCATTAAAGCTGTACGTGGTGTCGTCCAGTTTGAGAAAATGCTCTAATTCTTCCACGCTGTAGTTGTCGACATTGAAATCAAATTCGTGATTCATAAATAGGCAGGACAAAATAAATGTGGCAAAAGAACTCGGACCAAAGGGAAAAAATTGAATAAAAAAAATCATTTAAAGAGTAAGCCACATATTGTAATATCTATATCATATCATTCGATATTTCCTGCATTTATTTGCGCATCCATTCATAAATCAAAATCATGGTAAAGAACGCTCACGGTGGTAACAAGTCAAAAGGATTCGCACGTAAAAACATGGTCAAGAAGGACCATGGACTGCGTGTGGCATGCGAAGAAGGGGAAGTCTATGCGCAAGCGGTCAAAGTATTGGGTGGAAGCATTGCAAGCGCCATTGACATTGACGGTAATCCATTGAAGGCGCACATTCGCGGTAAATTCCGTGGCCGTGGAAAGCGAGACAATTTCATTGGTCCCAATACGTGGATGCTTGTTGGGCTGCATACATGGGAAGGGGAGAAGTTGGACAAATCAGCCGCACGCAACTGCGATATTTTGGAGGTCTACAACGACACCGACAAGTCGCGCCTCATGAATTCGGTGACCTCTGTGGATTGGAGAAAATTTGTGGCCAATGACGCTAAGAGCATCAACAGTGCATCAAATGCGTCCGAGGATGACATGGGTGTTATATTCGCAGATGCTGCGTCACAAGAATATGAGGAGCTTATTGCCGCCCAGGCGGCAGCCAAGGGTTCAACTACAGGTCTGCTATTGGACGACGAAGAGGAAATCGATATTGACGATATTTAAACAAAAAAAATACGAAATATATGTACCTTATAAAAATTGTATAATTAATTGTTTTTATAAAGTTAAACCTAAAATTAACCCTTTTTCCCCAACTGTATAAAAAATAATGTTGGTATATAATAAGTAAACGTATATTTCTTTCATGGATGACCCCAAACTGGAACAAGACCTGAGAGGTGATAATGAGTCCAAACTGGAACAAGACCTGATACGTGAGAATGATTTTCCAAATAATAAGTATCTCGACCATCTGTTGAATCCAAGTGAATTTGTTCGATTTGTCGAAAACGCTGAAAATTGGAAGGTAGGAAGCTATTTTGATTTTCCTCTGGTCTATTCTCATTACGATTACGTCATTTCGGATGTCAAGGCAAGCAGAAACATTTATTGCCTGTTGAATTTAATCTTTTATGGTGACAAATCCAACATCTTTGGGTTTCCCGCTATATTCGAAAATAAAAAAACTGTGGGAACTGTTATGACCATGCTGAAAAGAAATATTGATGAAGGCGTCCGAAGAGTGAATGTACAGGTAATTGGTTTTGAGAAGAACACTGAAAAGCTTGCAGCAAATATCTTTTTTCGAGATTGTTTTCGCAAATTCATCAACGGAACTACATACGAGAATGCTGCCGACCTTGCGATGCTCAATTCACTACTGTGTTGCACTGTAACCACCACAACGTTTCAGAACTTTACGAAACAGTTTATTGAGCAATATTTAAAACTACGTGTGAATGATGCCAACAGAAATATCCTGATCAAGATTTCGTTCCCCGAAAAAGGAAAGGGAAGATGGGAATTAGAGGACAAAGGTGAACTGAAAGACAGTCACAACACTGTGAAAGCCCAATATACCTTTGTCTATTTTGTCAATATGAACAACAAATTTAAAGATTCTAATCAAGCTGTCTACGGAATATCCACACTTCGCATTGTTCCAGCCAAGAGCTCACCGTCAGCACCGAATAACCTATCGAATCTCATGCCCTCTTCGGAGGAACCTCACCCGCAGACAGACAATCAGACTCTCATGTCAGGATTCAAAACGAAGTTGACACCACAGAGAGTAATACCGGCTGCCGTCCTCACTGCTACAGCGCTAACTCTTCCGATTGTCTTGACTGCTCTATTGGGTGGTGGTCACAAGCGAAAAACAAGAAGGAGAATTGCACGCAAATTTGGTGGCAGGAAGACGCGTGCTACCAAGAAAAGAAAGAAGACAAGAAAGAACACAAGAAAAAGACAAACAAAGTGAGTAATGTAAGCCAAATGGATTGATTATATTACTCATAATAATGGGGAGGTATATTACCTGTTTGCTGATTGCATTTGAAAGGAAAAAAAGTGTTTAGGTAAAAGCAATAAAGGGTGTAAAACAATTTTACAATTGAGAAAATACAATATATTTCATTTTTTCTTGATGGTCGTGGTGTCACTTTGGTCGTCTTGATAACCGTTTTGGTCTTGGTCGTTCCAGAGGATTTCTTTGCCTTTTTGTGGGTATCGGCTTCGCGTTTGGCCGCGTTGGCTGCAGCCAATTTGTATCCAGCGGCTTTGCGAGCTAGTTCGGCAGAGGAGAGAGTCATGATATCTTTGTGTGATTTGGTTTGTTTGTGTGATTGGGTTTGTTTGTGTCATTGGTTTTGCATGACAAGTTTATTTTTATTTCAATTTTTTTTTGATGAAAAGAAAACAAAATTTGTACAGTTTACTATCTACAATCTGCTTGCTATCTAGTTACACACATGCGCAGTCAAGTAAAATGAAAATAAAAAGAAACAAAAATGTGGGTGCTACCTCCTGTAAAAATTATATCAAATATGACATTTTGTATGGAAAGACTGTAATGTGACAAACGGACGCACAATTGCTGTTAGGAGGTAATTGTATATATCGTCGTATCTTTAAATACTTATCTAATAGGACAAATAATATAGGAAATCTATATAGAGAGAAAAGCAATAGTAGAGATAAGCTATAAGAATCCATTCATTTACCTAAGCCAATCAGTTTACAAAAAATGAGTAACTTATTCAAAACCAATTCCCGGTTTGCAGCCTTGTTGGACGATGAAGACAATGCGACATCGGCAGCAGTAGCTCCTATGTCGAAAAGGAAAGCATCAAAAGAAAAAGAAAAAGAAAAAGAAAAAGAACCATCAAGAGAACAAGATACCCACAACACTTTTAAAAGTGGTGGTCGGGGAGGTCAAAGAAGGGAATGGGACAGAGAAAGAGAAAGAGAAAGGGAAAATCCAGAAGAAGAGAGAATCGTGAAAGAGTTTGAGAAACAAAACAAGGAGAGAAAACAACAAGAATCTCTGAAACTCGACCATTTCCCTGCTTTAGGCGGTGATGGTCATGGTCATGGTCATGGTCAGATTGTCACACAGAATGTCGAAGTAGCCGAATCTTTCGCGGAGAAGCTTCTCAGCGGAAATACGTCGTCTATGAAAGCCAAGAAGCAGGCAGTCGACCCAGATTTAGTAGGGTTGAAACCTGGTTGGATACTCTTGAAGAGAGAAAACAACCAAACAGTTATCAAGGGACTACCCGAAGGATGGGACGACGAAGACAAGGTGGATGCTAACACTGTCTTCCGCCGCACTTTGTCTGCATTGACTGCGCTGCATGAAAGCCGCACACAGTACTACATTGAGCAGTATGGGTTCGATATCTGGGAAAAGGTGTTCCGCTGTCCCAATTATGACTACGATTTCTTCAACCGATTGGACGAGGAGACCCAACAAGAATGTCAGGACAGAGAGAATGAATATCGAGAATACGATGACGCCTATTACAACAACAATTATTCTTAAAGAGACATGCACCTAACTATGAGTTTAAAACGAGGATGTATTTTATGCCAGCAATATAGCCACTATATATCCCCACCCACCGTTGACAATGGAACTGGAACTGGAAGAGACAGTAGTGTTGGACGATGCATGGATTCAGGTATTTGAACAAAATGACAAACTTTACAAAGACTTTTACAAGGATGATGTGTGGCATATTAACATACAAGTTCTCTATGTCAACCGCGACAACGAAATCGACCGTTTACACGAAGAGGTGTTTTTGATGTCGAAACCAAATCGCGTTTCAGAAGAAGAATTGCTTCAAATACTTAAACGGGCCTCGGTGCACAATAACCGGCGCTACTCGTTGATATCGATTTTGCGCTACAATGTCGTGTTGGACCCAAATGAAGTGAACCAATATTTGACCGATAAGAGTGCATCCGACAACAGCTACCTGACCGTGGTGAAACATATCGGCGACGTGGTCTTTGGCAAAACCATATCCATGTTTCATGACCTCAACTCTTTGATTGTGGTCCTCTACGAAAAAGCACAACCTATTTCTTCTTCCACAAAACGCATATATTTCCGTAATCGTATGATAAAAAAGACCATTCGAAAAAAGATATAAAGATTGATGGACAAAGTACATCAAACCCCCCCCCTGCCAGGCGCGTAATAGAATGACTTCCATATCATACGATTCTTCCGAATCAGCAACCACCATGTTTCAGCGTGGTGAAAACGGTCTTGTCGAGCACGGATGGTCCAACGACATGCAAGAAAAAATCGCCCAATTTAGTTTCCAACTCACCAGGACCGACGAACACGGCGTGCACGAGTTGTCCATGGTGCTGGACAGTTTGTTGACCGAGTTGGCGGCCGCTTTGACAAGCCATCATCTTGCATCCAAGGAACACCTCACGACTCTCTATAAGATGATTGGGTATACCCGTGATGTCATCAGTGGGAAAGGCGAATATGTATTGGCGTACATGATGGTCCACATCTGGTACAAGCACTTTCCTGAGTTGGCCCAATTTGCACTGCAATGTATGGTCGACTTGCCTTCGATGCATCCATATGGTTCCTGGAAAGACATCAAGTATTTCTGCAAATACTGTGAATCCCACTCCGAGCTCGTCGCATTCGCTGTGACCCTTTTGAACAACCAACTTCGTAAGGACTACGCGCAGCTGCTGCTTCATCGTGAGTGGGACATTTCATTGGCTGCGAAATGGGCTCCCCGAGAAAAGTCGGCCTTTGGATGGCTGTATCAGTTTTGTGCCACAGAGTATTTTCCAAACATTTTGCAGACGGCGAACACCGATGAGAAAAAGACCAAGGCATTGTTGAAATGCAAAATGGAGTACCGAAAGGTTTTGTCCCAGCTCAATCGTCATATTGATACCGTCCAGATAAAGCAGTGTGAGAAACGTTGGGCGGAGATACGCTTTGACAAGGTCACCTCGGTATCGTTGACGAAGCAACGTAAGGCGTTTTTGAACGTTGATGCAAAGGGGTTAGTACGCTATCCTGGCGACATGGACCGCATCACCTGTGCAGAGCATTTCCATCGGCACGTCGAAACGAAAGAATTGAAAGGACAGCGTGTCAGCATGGTGGACTTCACCAAGCAGGCACTGCATTTGCTCAAATACGTCCATGACCCATGTGAACGCGACGTGCTGAATGCCCAATGGCGTGACAATGCCACTGCTGCATTGAACCCACTCACCAACATGATTGCCATGGTCGACGTCTCTGGTTCCATGGATGGGGACCCGTTGCATGCGGCCATAGCCCTCGGTATTCGCATAGCGGAAAGGTCGGTCATTGGCAATCGAGTCATGACCTTCAGTGCACATCCTACATGGGTTAACTTGGACGATTGTCACGATTTTGTCTCAAAAGTGGACAAACTGAGTCAAGCGGAGTTCGGTATGAACACCAACTTTGCATCGGCATTGGACGTGATTCTCGACGCCATTGTGGTAAACAAAATGCACCCGGATGATGTGCAAGACATGGTGCTCGTTATTTTGTCTGATATGCAGATGGACATGAATTATGCAGATGCCGAAGACCAGAGCACGTTGTACAAGTACATGTCCAAGAAATACGCGGAAACAGGGATTCGGGTACATGGATTTCCGTATAAGCCACCTCACATCTTATTTTGGAACTTGCGTTCGACAACGGGGTTTCCTAACCTTTCCAGCGAAGTAAATACGTCCATGATGTCCGGCTTCAGTCCCTCGTTACTCAATGTGTTTTGCGATGAAGGCATTACTGCACTGCATGGGTGCAACCCGTGGTCGATGCTCCAAAAGTCCTTGCGGAATGAGCGGTACAAGGTGATGCAAGAAAAAATCGATTTGGTCTTATAACAAATAAAATTGATATTCTCTCTCCCACCTTTCTCTCCTTTGGCCAAATAAAACCTTTCCACCCTTTCAACACCTAAAACAATTCTTCGTCTACATCAATCAATGTCTTTGCCGTTCACCGTGGTGACAGGTCGGTTTAACAATGAAACATGGGAGGCTACGGTGCGTTATAGAGCAAGAAAATCGCTCGCTTGTATCTACGCTCCGCCTTGTAGACTGTCTCCAACCATTCATCTCAAGAGTCCTGTGTTTGTCATTGAAATGAATAACGAACGAAATCAGGTTATGGGTATTGGGCTCATTAAGAACAAATTGGCCACGGACCGCGTCTACAAAGTACAAGCAGACACCAATTGTAACCGTTTCATTTATATTGGAGACTACCACCTCTCGCGCGAAGCTCTTCAGGAATACAATCCGTTCCTCATTTATGTGCTGGACCATATTCTGTTTAGGGGCAAGACACACTCAAAACGTGGAACAGGTCTCACGAAAATTCCCGAAAAAGTTTTGACCATGGATATATGTGAGCAATTGGACATCAAGAAAGAAATCAGAAACATCTTTGTGAATCATTACAAAGTAAAACTCAAGCAAGAAAATATTGTCGAAGAAGAACCGCAACCGGTTGTTATTACAGATGAACCTGTTGTTATTGACGTGAAAATTGAAGTGTTGTGATATGTAAAATTATAAAAATTGGGTGTTGATGGCCAATATCAATATCTTAAATATTTGCTTGGTTATTATTATTTTGCTTTGAATAAGTAGCGACTAAAGCGTATTAAAAAAAAATTAAATTTATACAATAAGGAAATTTTTTATGTTGAATCAGATTAAATCAGACAGTACACTCAGAAACTTGTAAATTTATAATTTTGTTTTTTTAAATAATCTTCAATAAAATCTGCTTGTCTGTCATAATAATTTCTATCGGTGAGCACTAGTTCTCCACTGTTAATTTTTCTTGCGAGGTCAACAAAGTCTATAAAATCCTTTGCTGTCTCCTGAATCATTTCTCGCCTCATTTCTGCACTTGGAAACGAACATGACTTCACAAAGTGTTCTATGTTTCCGAAATAAGCTTTTTCAGGTAGTGACCAAATCTCGTAAGATGGTTCTATAATATCGTTGTCTCCTTTGAAATTTATGGCTAAGTGTCCTGTCATGATAAAGGAGACGTCGTTTTTTGTATAGACAACGATATATGGTTTGACTTCAACTTCGCCTCCATTCACATTGATAATATCAAGCAAGAATTGATTATTATCAACACATTTTTTAGTGATACCATTTAGCCTTTGGTATTCCCTCATTTGTAAAATGATGTTAGAGATTAAAACTTCTCTTGACATTTTTGTTTGCATAAAATAGATTTAATGATTATTGAATCATGAACAATGCGAAGATATATCATCAATTTTTCTTTTTGCAAAATGAATCAGTGCTTAAATTTCCAAAGGTATAAAAGCATAATCAGAATTGATTATTTAAAAACTTATGTATATGATTTATATATGTCCTCTACTACCATGACTGACAACATTGATGTGAACATTGCCAACTACTCCATTTCCGAACTGATGGCCATCATTGATGTAGACGACCTCAATCCACAAGACATACGGGCTGCCACGAATCATTATATCAAGAAATATAGGACCAAGAACCCCACCATAGCTGTGTTCTTTCAGAACATTCAAAGTCAGTTATTGCAGTACGCGCAAGGGCTTCAGAATGAGAATGTCGACAATGTGGATATTGACAAGCTCAAGAAAGAGGGTAAAATTGTGGTGACGGAAGGATTCGGGAACATGGCCGTTTACCCCGCTGGAGAGAAACAGGTGAACGATTGGTACCAAAACGAGGTGTTAACACAAAAGGATGCTGTCCAAGTGGACAAAATTACCGACCGGAAGCAGAAAATCAGTGTGTTCGGAAATGACCATGCGCCCATGAACCGAGAACAGATAGCGACCACGGATACCTATGCAGTGCCCGTGAAGCAAGACACGCTCAATCCCAACCTGAAAAACAGTATCAGTCGTTTCGTCAATTTGGACAGCCAGTTCCGCCAATACACGAGTGGAGCAGACTCTACGTCCACCGATTACACTTGCGACTTGTCGGACACATTGAAAAATGTCCTCGAACTCAGTTTGTACTCATATCAAATACCGTATAGTTGGTACACTATTGACACTGCCTACGGCAACACGTGCCTTTGGATTAGCGACCCCAGCTCCGGCAATGTGGTCCCTGTTTCCGTTCCTCCAGGAAATTATTCACAAACTGCATTCATCACTCAATTGAACGCGTCCTTTGTGGAGGCGGGGTTCAACTTCCCCGCTGTGGTGGGTCCACCTGCGCTACCCGCAGACACTCCTGTGTATTTCAATGCAAACAGTGGCATCATTACACTGTATCTTTTGAATGGCACTTACAACGGAACGTCGGGTGGTACACCCTTTGTCATCACCATGCTGACGCAAATCATTTTCTTCGATTTTACAGGCAATCTGCTCTGTACAAACACTTGTTATGGCAATAGCAATCATTACCTCAACAGTACCCTAGGATGGCTTATGGGATACCGGCTACCTTATCTGCAAGTAAGTGCATCGGGTAATACGGGGGAAGCGGTGCTGGACCTGAACGGCACTAAGTATTTGATACTAGTGGTCGATGACTACAACCAAAATCATGTCAACAATTCCCTGGTCTCCATCTCTCAGTTTTCCAATACATTGAAGATGCCCTCCTATTACTCGCCTGACCTACCGTATACATGTACGAGTCCCGCTCAACGAGGCAACAACTTGGTCGAGCTGGTGAATAGCGTCAATACCCAGTCGCTCTTTGGCAGCATCCCGAACGGTCTCTTGATTGCAGGCAAGTACAATGGGGACTATTCCAGCACCCAAACCATGCTGCCCAGTGCACCTCGCACATTGACAAACGCCCAGTTGTATACCATCAATTCGATCAGCAATAACAACAACAACTTGACAAACTATTTGGCCAAGGCTCCGACGTCGTCTGATATTTTAGCCGTACTTCCCATCAAGACATCGATTGGAGTGCCGACAGGTAGCTTACTGGTGGATTTCAGTGGTTCTCTCCAGAGCAGCAAGCGAACTTATTTTGGCCCCGTCAACGTCGAACGTATGGCCGTGCAGCTGCTAGACGACAAGGGCAATGTATTAAACCTTAACGGCAACGATTGGTGCTTCACATTGGTTGCGGATTGTCTGTACCAGTATTGATTAATTTTATACGCGTATAATATATATATATATATATATACAACGACTCTTGTGATGACCAACCTAGTGTACGCATTGGGTTCATACGGACCCGTCATTCTTATCATCCTTTCGTGGTTTTTGCTGTGGGATAGTCCGAATATGTGCTTCTATTACACTGTCGGTCTCTTTGTGAATAGCTTGCTGAACCTCATTCTCAAGGGCATCCTTCAAGAACCCCGACCAATGTTCGACGCCAAGAAGGTGCATTTGATGAAAACCAATACAGAATCACATTTCTATCGCAACGGTATTCCTTTTGACGTCTTCGGCATGCCGTCAGGTCATGTCCAAGCTTCCATGTTTTCTACGGTGTTCGTCTATCTCACCCTACGAGAGACGAAATGGATGTACTACGCATATCTGCCAATGACTTTGTTGACAGCCTATCAAAGAGTGAAGTTCAATTTCCACACGGCGAGCCAGGTGTTGGTGGGGTCTGCGGTGGGGTCAGCGTTTGCATATTATGTGTATAAATTGGCAAAGGACAAAATCAAAAACTGCATCCGAGAGAAACCAGACGACGATGGTCCGGTGTGACTTTTTTCTTCATGTACAATACATGAAACTGTTTGGTTATCCCAAATTGGGTGCGCAATATACGCCTTATCCGATCAACGGCAAAAGCAGCTGGAGTAGTCGTGCAGCAATGCCATTAACACCAACACAAAAACAGTCGAATTTCACGACGGTTGTTCCTGGTCTCTCCAAGGTGGTTTGTATTGCTTTTGACAACAACCAAAATTTGTACATCTCTTGCGACGGTTCACCCAATCAATTGCTCAAGTATAACTCGTCATTTCAAAAGCAACCGTTTGTATCGGATGATGCATGGGTCGGAGGCACAGCAGGCACACTACCTGTGGCCATGGCTTTCAATGAATCATACAGCGCATTGTATGTTGTCAATTTTGCCTCGAACAATTTGACCAGGATAAACATGTCCGACTTTAGCTATCTTCAGGTGAATTTAACTGGACAGGGAGGCAACAGCGGAGTGGGATACCGATTAAACGCACCCAACGGATTGACATTTGATGCTACGTATTCGTACCTTGTCGCCACCAATGTCACCGACTCCAACCTGGTTCAAATCGTTTTGAATGGCAGTGGGACTTCGGGCGTTGTGGGACCGTTTTGTCCGTCTGCACCCTTCACTCAACCTGTGTTAGTGACCAATGATGCAAACAACAACTTTTATGTCTCCAATTTGAACACCAATCAGATTTTCGTTGTGACCTCAACAACATATTCTGTGCTTGCCTCCCTCACGCTCCCCCGAGGGGTCTCCTTCAACACTAACAACTACAATTATTTATGGGCCACATCCTCTGGTTCTGACACTCCTGTGGCTAGTATCAATGTGTCCGACCCGTCGAGTGTACAAATGTACAAAGACCCCTTATTCAACAATCCTCGTGGAATTGTCTTTGATGCCAACAACTACATGTACGTTGCAAACTTTGGAAGTGGGGGTGCCAATACAGCCTCAATATTGAAGTCCAAACAACCTGTTTTCATATAAGAAATTAAAATAACATAATATTCTAAGATATTATGTCATGTGCGGGCAAAGGTTACGGGACCAATCCACCGACCAACGACTACCTAAGAGCACAATTTGGTATTTTAACTCAAGCTTCCTCGAAAAGCACTCGAAACTGTCGTAAGTTCAATGGATTTTATCCTAGTTTCGCCCCAATTCTCTACAGCCTATCGGTCACGTTTAGCTATGAGGGAGACTATGTTCTTGTTTACGTAAATGGAGCAAACTTTCTGCCTAATAACACGTTCATTCGGTTTGGAACCTATGGAAATGTTCGTGCCACGTATTATAGCTCTTTCAATCTGTCATTTGTTGTTCCTTCCAACGCTGTATCCGGTGTATATGGAGTCCAGGCAGTGAATGTGTATAATGGTAACTTCAGTCCAAACGTCAATACGTCGTCTTACTCTGCCAATCTAAACTTTTCCAATGTTCTTCCATACACAATTTATACGGTACCACCTCCCCCTCCACCTCCC